CGGGGCGACAAGCGGCAGGCCAGGTTCAAAAACACGGGGCCGAACCACTGGGGAGATGCCTTGGCCGGTGCTGCGGCACTGCTGTCCACCTTCGGCCTTATCCCTGCTGGCGGCGGCAAACTCAAGGAGAAGGCTCTTTACCGGCCAGAGGGGAGCACGCGCGCGCCGGTGCAGCCTGCCGGGTCGCCATCGGATGACATGGCCGCACTGTTAGGCGCTGCAACCAACCCCGAGGCGCTGCGCAAAATCACCGAGGCAATCATAAACAGGGGGGCAATATGACCGAGCAAGAGGAAAAATGGGCCAATGAAGACCAGCAGGAAATGCTGGCGGCGGCCAAGACTGGCGACCAGGCCAAGGTTCAGGCGGCGGCTAAGAAGATACGCAAACGGCGGGCGGGACGGCAGACGCCCATCATATCTCCCGGTTGCCAACCGGTCGGTTTTGCTGGTAGTCGTGGCGTGCATGACGCGCTGTACGGCCACCGGGACAACGGGCGGCGGGTGCCGTGGTTTTTGAGGGATCTCTAATATCGTGCGGCATGCTGATCAGGTGGAGGGCAAGAAATGACATGCAAATGTGGAAGCGAAATGAAGACGGTTAGATCACGGCATGATCCAACCCCATCAGACTATCATCGCAGATTGCGCGAAATGCGGTGTCGTAAGTGCGCCGTTAGGGCTGAAGTCGTGGTAACAGAACACGTCAGCAGGTGGCTTGCGCCTGTAAAAATAAGTGCCAGAAATAGCAACATTGCCGAATAATTAGAATATACCCTTATCCCATCGGCACCAAATAGGGCCAGTGGAGACAAGGCATGGTCGGCAACCCGGCAGTAAGCGCGCAACTGAATGTCCTCTTGGCCGACGAATTCGCGGCCGTCCACCAGTATTCCGCGCATTATGGCGCTTTGGCGAACTGGGGCTATGGCAAGCTGGCCGCGCTGGTCAAGGATCGCGCCGCCGATGAACAGAAGCACGCGGACATACTGATTGCCCGTATCCTTGCCCTGCGTGGCGTCCCGGTTGTCTCGGTGCATGGCATAATTGCCGTTACTGTGGCCGACGTTCCCGGTGCTATCGCGTTTGATGGAGAGGCTGAAACCCGAGCAATCGCCGGCTACGAGACCGCAATTAAAATCGCAACCGATGCCGGGGATAACGCCACCCGCGAAATCCTTGCCCAAATCCTGACCGAAGAGACCGATCACCTCGACGAGATTGAGGGCTGGCAGGACCAAATTTCCCAGATCGGCCTCGGTTGCTTCCTAACCGCAAAGGTGTAGCCTATGGCCGACACCTCTGACAAAGTCTACGACGCACTGACGAACGGCGGAAAGATCCAGGCCGGCGAGACCATCAAATCCACACTGAAGTACCAGGACGCCCCGGCATCGGCTGGTTGGACTCTCTCCGTGACGTTCAGGGGCGCGACCGATACCGCAACCATTGCTTGCACGGTCAACGGCACAGATCCTGCCGCATTTGACATGGTCCTGCCGGCCACCACAACGGCCAACTGGCGGGGCGGGACGTTCGCCTATGTCGTAAGCGCGACACTGACCACGGACGGCACCTACACGGCAGAGCGTGGCGTGATGACGGTTCTGCCGAACCCGACTGCCACCACGCAAGCAATGACCATGCTAGCCGCCGTGGAATCTCTGCTACTTGGCCGCGCAACGGATGACCAAAAGACCACGGCCATTGACGGCGTGCAGCTCCAATACATGAGACTGGAACAGCTCCAGCAGTTTCGCGCCACATACCGCGAGATCGTAGAACAAGAGATCAGGGCAATGGGCGGCGGGGGCGGGCGGTATGCCATCCAGCACCACGCGGGCGAAGATTACCGGCTCGCGGGGCCGTGGCAGGGTGGCTTTCCAGCTCTGAGGTTTGGCCGATGAGGAAACTTGCAAACATCCTACCATGGAAGCGCGGCAAAGCAGCGCCAACCGGCCAAACCGTTGGCGGGGCGATTGCGTCAGGTCGCCAAGGAGTTGGCCGGATATTCGAGGCCGCAAAATACGACCGCCATACCGAAGGCTGGTGGGGCGATTACGGCATCAACCAATTCGACATCATCGGGCAGTTGCAGATTGTGCGCAACCGCAGCCGGGAGATGTGCAAGAACGATCCGCATTTGCAGAGGTGGCTGTGGCAGCGGCGGAACAACATTATCGGCAGCGCTGGTTTCTCGCTGGTAATGGACGTGTCCGACTGGGCAACCGTAAAGGGCGAGTATACCAAGCGGCCGGACGTGATGGCCAACAGCATTATTGAACGCAACTGGGATCGGTGGGCGTCAACGCCGGAATGGTGCGACGCGAATGGGCGCAAAACCCTGCATGAAATCGTGGCCGGCGTTGACAAGGACTATGCGCGGGAGGGGGAGGGCATCATTGAAATGGTGCCCGGTAAACAGTATGACAACCCTTACAACTTTTCGATTCGCCGTTTGCGGCCGGACTCCCTGGCGCTGAGGTATTGCGCAGAACTAACCAACGGCAACAAGGTATTTAATGGCGTCGAGGTTGGTTCTGACGGGCGCGTTGCGGCATATTGGTTTTTCACCCACATGACGCCAACCGGCATCTGGGCCGGCGATATGTACCGCGTTACGGCTGACCGAATCTGCCACCTCTATGACGAAGATTACGAGGGACAGCATCGCGGTTTTCCGATTGTGGCATGCGTGTTGCGGTCGGTTAAAATCCTGCACCAGTACATAGATGCGGAGCTGATTAAGGCGCGCCGGCAAGCGTACAACTCGGGGCAGTACGAACGCGACCCGAACTACCAAGGAGAGAGTGATCCGAAGGCGATTGCCGACCCACAGACCGAGGATGGCCGAAGCCAATTTGACCAGGCTGTCGAGGCCGGGGAAGATCGCCTTGTTCCTCCTGGCTGGAAATACACGCAACCGCAATCAACCGCTCCAAACCCAAATTTTGGCATTTTCAAACAGGAAATGCTGCGGATTGTGGCGTCCGGTATCGGGGCGGCATATCACAACCTAGCGTCAGATTTTGCGTCGATCAACTGGAGCGCTGGACGGCTTGCGGAAGGTGAGCAGCGGGAGGGGTGGAAGTACGAGCAGGGCCGTTACATTGACCACGTCTTGCGCCCGATCTTTCGCCGCGATACCGGGTTTATGGCAATGTGGCTGGCTGGTAGCTCGGCACCGTTTCCGTTTTCCAAGCTGGACCGATTCCGCAACGCCGACGTTTGGCGTGGAAAACGGTGGTTTCCGGCGGATCCGGCAAATGAAATACCGATGCTCGAAACGATGGTGCGGCGCGGCTGGTGCGCCGATCAGGACATTGCGGCCGAACTCGGCTACGGATCGTTTCGCGAAAACGTTGAGAAGACCAAGCAGGATGACCGGGATGCAGCCGGGACGGCGGTTGCTGACCGCAACGCACCGAAGGCAGGCGCCCCCCCGCCGCCGCCCCACGATGACGTAAAGGCTAAGGACAAGGCCAAGGAGAAGACCGATGAAAAACCAACCGCGTGAAGGCACGTTCGTTGAACGCGATGGCAAAAAGTTCGCCCGCGTGGCAGGCGCGTTCAAGCTCGCACGGGAGATTAAGGACGGCAAGACGGTAACATGGCTGTCCGTGTCGAGCGAGACTCCGTGCCGCGATGTGGTGTACCTGAATGGCCAGTGGCAGCGGGCGATGGTTGTGCTTTCGCACCGGCCCGACGCCGTGGATTTGTGCCGCTTGGACAAGGGCTTGAACCTGCGAGATGGTCACGGCGGGGACCAAGTCGCCAAGCTGGAAGGATGCACACTTCGCGGCGGCAAACTTGGCGGGACGGCAATAAATTGGAGTGTTTCGGAGCGCGCACAAGTGCTGCGTTCGGACTATGAGAACGGCGTGCGGGATGATGTTTCCGTGGAAGGAGACTACGACCCCTCGACGCTCTCAATCGTGGGCGAGTTAGACGGTCTACCACTGGTAAGGTGCGACCGTTGGACACCGCTTGCGGCCGCGCTTGGCATTGTCACCGCAGCCGACCCAAACGTCGGAGTTAACCGGTCGGCGAGTGCCGAACCGGAAGCGAAGCCGACGCCCGACGCGACGAACAAACAGATCAACATTGCGGTGCCGGCCAAAGCGCCGAACGCCGCACGGAGTAAAGCAATGGAAAAGACCCCCGAACAGATCGCCGCCGAAGCGCGCGGCAATGAAGTGGCCGAAATTATGGCCCGGTGCGCCCATTTCGAGGTTCCCCTCGAAAAGACGATGCAACTGGTTCGCGAACAGAAGACGCTGACCGAGGTGTCCGACATCGTGCTGCGCGATTACGCCGGTAAAAAGGCTGCATCCGCTGCATCCGCCGCCGCCGCTGCTCGCCCGGTCGAGGATGCGCAGAAGCCCATCGTGGGCACCACCGCGCGCGCCTCCGGTCGCACGTTCTCCATTGCTCGCATGGCGCTGGCCCAGGCCGCGCAGATGAAGGGCGAGAAATGCCCGGTTGACGCTGGGTTCGAAATCGAATGCAGCCGCGAGGCCGAAATTGCCATGGGCCGGAAGGCGCAGGGGATGTATATCCCATGGGATGCGCCTATCCATCGCGCGTTCGAGCTGACCAGCAACGGCAGCAACGTGGTCGCGCAAAACCTGCGCCCCGACCTGTTCGTAGATTACCTCTACGCCAAGACGATCTTGGCCGAGCTGGGCGTGACCATGCTCCCGGGCCTTGTTGGCGACATCCTGTTGCCGAAGCAGAGCGGGCAAATCGCTACCGGGTGGGTGGACGAGACCACGGCTGTCGCCGCTGGCAACCCGACCATGATCCAGGTAAAGGGCTCGCCGCACACGGCCGGCGCGTATTGCGATATCACCCGGCAGCTCATGCTGCAATCCACGCCTGCGGCTGACATCATCGTGCAAAGCACGCTGGTGAACAGCCTGGCCCGCACGATCCAGCTCGGCGCATTCCACGGAACCGGGGCGAACAGCCAACCTACTGGGCTGTTCACGGCGCTTGCCGCTGGCTACCAGTCGCAGGCGATTGTTGCGGCGGCCACGGTGACCAACCCCGGCACGTTTGCCGAGCTGGAAGCACTCAAGGCTGCGCCGGAAGAGGCGAACGTTGACGCCGATGGCGAGTGCAAATGGGCCATGCGCCCCACGGCTTTCCGCAAGCTCAAGGGTGTCGGGCGCGTTGGCACGACCGGCGCGGTGCCGATTGCCGTCGAGGATCGCGGCGCGAAGTTTGTGGCCGACAATCCCTGTTTATGCACATCCGCGCTGACCGCCGGCTATGGCGTTTACGGCAAGTGGAGCACGATGGCGGTCGGTATGTGGGGCGCGACGGATATCATCGTCGACCCCTACAGCCTGTCCACGTCGGGCAAGCTGCGAATCGTCGCGTTGCAGAACGTGGACGTGATGCACCGCTACCTGGTTGCGTTTGGTTACGCCACCACGTTCGCCGCCTAAGCAACCCCCGCCCCGACCTGAACGCCAGGCGGGGCACACTGAAAAGGAATAGATCACATGAAAAAGGCACTGGTTATCATCCTAGCGGCTGTCATTGGGACCGTCGCCGTCGCCGGTCTGGACATGTATGCCGGCAAGACGTTTACCCTGTTGCTGAAATCGACTACGGTTGTGGACGCCACGCCGGTGACTAACAGCGCGGTCACCGGGGTCAATGTGTCTGGCCTGCCCGGTATCGGCGCGGTGGTCATCAACTGCAGCGCTGGCACAGGCGTGGTCACGGTTGCGCTATCGGCATGCGCCACCAGCAACGGAACATATGCAGCCGTTACGGACGCATATGGTGCGACATCGTGGGCCGTGACGAATGGCGCAGCCATGCGCACGTTCCCGCTGAAACCGGGAGACAACAGCAAATTCATGCGCACCACCGCAACCGGGATTGCTGGTACGACCGGCAGCGTGTCGGTTGTGCTGATTACCGAGTAGCCGCACAATGGGCCTTCCCAACCCATACAGCATGCTCCGCTCCTGTCCCTCTGGTCTGCGCGTCCGCGTGCAGATTGCAGGGCGGGAGCTTCCCTCTATCGCC